TAGCTACTGGCACTGTTCTACGTACAACAGGCTTCAAATTGAGGCCCGAGTCTCAGATACCCTTATTGTTTGGGAGTCTGATAGAACAGGTGTTCGACACAAGTGGATGCGAACGCAGTGATGCGTCCGCAGGTGCACTGGGATGGCTACGACAGCTGCTTTACTTGTTTTACAAGTTAGAGCTACCGATAGACGCGAAACAATCTAATGAAGTCATTGATTTGTTTAAGAAAGTGGATTCCGATTTGCCAAATGAAATTGGCCCTCAGAGTCCTTCCACGCAATGGATTCTCCGTCAGGCTGCGATTCTCGTTAAGAGAGTCGTGGCTAACACGGATCCTAGGGGTGCATTCTTTGCACCCCGGCATGGACCTGGCGCTGTCGCTACAGGAGAGAAGGTATACGAGAAGTCGGTTTTCAGCCGGTTTTATCGTAATTTGGCGAAGGAGTTTCCCTATGAGGAATACTTCTTCTTCAATTCTTCTCACTTGTGTGATGAGCTTCAGGCTTACTTATCCCTGGAGGAAAAAGAGTCAGGCACGGCGAAAGTCGTGCTCGTCCCTAAAGACTCCAGGGGACCGCGTTTAATATCATGTGAACCATTGGAATACCAATGGGTGCAACAAGGGCTGATGCGATCGCTTATAAAGGCGATTACATCACATCCTCTCACGAAAGGTCATGTAAATTTCGATGACCAGACCGTGAATCAGGACTTAGCCTTGAAGGCTTCCCGGGGAGAACCCTGGGTGACACTTGATATGAAAGAGGCGTCAGACCGTGTGTCCAGAGCTTTGGTGGAATATTTGTTCCCCGAGCCCTGGAGATGCTGCTTATTAGCAGCACGTACTACGGCCACGCGCCTCCCGTCGGGAGAGGTAATTACCCTTAAGAAATACGCTCCAATGGGATCAGCAATATGCTTTCCTGTTGAGGCGCTAGTATTTTGGGCCCTCTCGGTTGCAGTTATCCAACATACGCGACCGGACTTGAACGCTGCTTGCGCGGCCAGTAGAGTCTACGTGTATGGTGATGACATCATAGTTCGTACCGAAGACCATGGTACGATCCTACAGCGGCTACCCGAATTTGGACTTCTGTTCAATGAGGGTAAGTGCTGTACGGCGGGATCTTTTAGAGAATCCTGCGGCGTTGACGCCTATAAAGGCGTTAACGTAACACCTCTTCGACTGAAGAGCGTATGGTGTCACACGTTGACTGGTATGGCCCTCCCCTCGTATGTAGCGTTTCACAACGCTTTGTGCGAGAGAGGCATGTTCAATGCGGCAGATTACGTTGTTGGAGCAATCCAACGCACGCGACCCGTCCCTTACGCGAATAGCGTGAGAGGGTCGTTAATTTGCCTCGTTGACATCCGAAAAATAGCTCGTCAAGAAAATAAGAAACTCGCGTTGCGATCTAGGTATAATCCTAAGTTTCATCGTAGGGAGTATTATTCTTGGCTAGTTCGCCCCCGCATTCTAAATGCCGGGGCCCCGGGTTGGGCGGAGATGCAACGAATAGCATCGTTAAGAGGTCCCGATGGGGACCCCCGTCTGGCTCCTGATGGCGCACGAATGTCAAAAGTTCGTGTTCCTCCATCGGCAAGTACCTTATCCAGGTACTGTGTCGATGGGCCATTAGTTGAGGCACACCAGTATGCCCTTCCACGCAGGGCGAACCTAAAGCGTGGGTGGGGCCTGTTAGATTTATAGTCTAACGGGCTAAAGGTAATGACCGCC